TAGGCGCGAGAGTGCGCTGGCGAAATCTGCCATCGTGGGTTGACTTTGTTAGGGGTTGTGGTGGTAAGGTTACTCCCGGCTGGGAGGAAACCTCAGAATGGATGGTCTTATCTATCTGATAGTGCCGACCTTTTTACTTTGGGCCGCTACTCGCATTGTTAAGAGCTATCGCCAAAGGAGAGCCCACGCCGAAATGATAAGAGAATACGGTAAGGAATGGGGTTAGGGTCCCATGCCAAGCAAGGCTTCAAGGCTAGCTCTAATCGGGCTCGCCGCCGTTCTCTTCGCCGTCTACGTATTCGCCGCGCTGTCGATCGTCGCTGAGATCAACAGATCGTCGGCAGCCACAGCCGCAGACCTAAGCACGCGCTAACCTCTATAGATGGCAATCAGCGGCGAATTACTGGAGCTGTCATTCCAGACCGTGGTGGCCGTCGTGCCGCCTCCGTTCTGAAGAGGATACACGTTCACTGCTCCCAGCAGTGGCGCGGCCCGATACGAGGCTTCAAGCGTATATTGAATCGGGATGGTCCCAGATCCCGTCGAATTGGTCAGGCTGAACGTTCCCAATTTACCCGTTGGCGAAGATGTCGAGTTGTAGCCGATGCCGATGGTCCCGGTTGACAGTGTGGCATTTGCGACGCCAGAGCACGTCAAATAGGCGCTGGTTGAGATAACCGCAGGTTCTTCTGGAAGCCCCTGAAAGATGGACAGGGTGTTCGTGGTGTCGTTTGCATAGACCCGATACGATGAGGTCGCGTAGGAATACCCCGCCGGGGATGTGCCAGCCTCGAGCGTGATCTGCACCCTATTGTAGGCGTTCCAGACCCCCCACTTACGGGACGCCCCAAAGCCGATGTTGCAGGTAACTTGCCCCGCAGTGCCGTCAATGATGATCGAACCAACGTAGGTCGCAAGATTCGCCCCAACCGTATAAGTGGTCGAGCCGTTGCGGGCCGTCATAGACACGGCGTTAGTCCAGAGACCGCCCACCCGCGTAAGCTGGGTGGTGCCTGCCCCTGACCCCCGAGCGCCGGAGCCAGACGAGGATACCGACCAAGCCGGCCCCGTCACCAGCGTGAGAACCCCGGAGTTGCTGAACACAAACACATCATAGATCGTGTTCAAGGCATGGTTCGAAACCAGCGACAGCGACAACTCCGAGAAAGTCGTCGGGATCATCGTCGATCCGTTATAGATCGGGATCAGATTGCCGGCATATGGGGTGTAGTAAACGGTCGTAGCCGCCGTCACGCCCGAGGCCAGGACCGGGGTTGCGCTGGTCAGCGTCAGGCGCCCCTGGGGAGGCGGTACGGACGGAATAGCCGCGCCGGAATTGATGGCCGTCCAGACAGCCGTAGAAGCCGTTCCGGTGGCCGTACAGAAGTAGAGGACCGAGTTGGTATAATCCCAGTATTCGTCAGGAAGGACGCCTGACGAGCCCGCCGTCCCCGCCACGACCCCGTTCGGGCTGCCAGACCCGGTTATGGTCTTGACGATAAGCTTGGAGTCGCGGGCGTTGACGTAATCGGCCGTCCAGATCGGGTTAGCCGGCGGATCGGTGTCGGTTGCCGGGGCCAGGACGACCTTGTAATCCAGATCCTGAAGGTAAATATCCGTGCTAGGATAGCCGGCAGAATTCAGGACGACAGGGTTCGTGTTCGGGGAAGCAAGCAGCCGGTCGGAATAGGTATCCAGCTTTGTTGAAGTGCCAGCCGCATAGAAGAACAGCTTGGCGCCCGAGCGCACTTCCGGCGTTGCGTCCAGGAACTGAGGAAACGGGTTGGTAAAACGTCCGGCCATTGATGGTCCTCAAAGGAAAAGGCCACCCTGGTGGATGGCCCTACTTCTCGCGTTGATTTGGTTGTGCGTGCCGTACCCTTACGGGCTAGTTCTTTTTGTCCTCGGCGCCAGCTGGCGTCGGCCCCTGCAACTGCAGCATAAGATCCTTGATCGGCGTTCCTGTCTCGCGGTTGACGTTGATCGCCAACATTGACGCTGCGTTCCTTAGTGACTCCCGGTTTGCCAGACTTGGCAAGGTCGCGACGCGCTCATATGCCTTTGACCAGCGCGATATGTTCGCAGCACCAACCGGGGAAGCCAGCATCTTGGCAACGACCGCGCCGCCTGTTGCCGTGGCGAGCGTTGTAAGAGGGGCCGCAAAGAACGAACTGGCAAGAGCGAAGAAATTGACGTTCTGCGCAGTGCCAGATGGATTCCCAAACTTAGACCCGACTTCTTTCATTCGCTGCGAAATCTTCGCGATGTCGTCCAGCGCTTGTCGTTGCGGGCCACTCATCCCGAACAACAGCGCCTTGGCTTCCGGCTTGTAGGTATTCCACGCGGAAACGAACACGTCGGGTGAGAACTGCCCGGTCCTGGGGGAAACGCCCATATCCCGGATCATGGCGCTGGCAAGGTTGCCCCGATCGCTCTCCGGGATTGCCCGGAGGATGCGAGAGAGCGTGTTGATATCGCCGCTGGCGCCCGACTTGGCGTAGGCATTGATTGCGGAATAAAGCGCCTCATCAGATCGGCCGCGGCCCTTGCCCAGGACGTCGTTAGCAAGGCGCTGGAGAGGCCCGATGCCGACCTCCATCGGAGATGGCTTGGTATTGGCAGCCACCTCAGCGATGGCCTCTCGGGCTTGGGCGCCCCTTTGCAGGGCATCGGCATAGGTCCGCATGATAGCGCGCTGTGGCTCAGTGAAGAGCCGGTTGGCGACGTCACGGCCAGACCCGTTCAGAAATTCGCTGATGTCGTTGACGATCTTGCTGGCCGGCTTGGCGGCAGCGCCTTCCGTGGCCTCAGAGAGTTTATTCCAGACGCCGCCTCGGATGGCCTGCATAACCTCGGGGTCGCCGCCAGTAGCCTCTCCAATCCGCGTCAGGAGCCGAGATGATACACCCTTAGCTCCGATCTTGGATGCTCCGAGGATATAGTTCGAGACTTCCTGCGGCGTGACCTCGCCAGTGACGATCCGATTGATAATCCGATCGGCATCGTCCCGGTCATTGTGGAAATGCTGGCGCCACTGCGCGTTAGCGGCGCGGGCGTCCCTTACAGCTTGCAAGGCCTCAGGGCTGCCAGAGAATAGGGCATTATCAAATGCGTCCGCCTGCCATTCATCGAATTGGTTCATGATCAGGCGGGACGCGGCCCGGTCCGCATCATTAGATGCGGCTTGCCGCAGGCCGCTCAGCCGCTTCCTGATTTGCTCCATGCCGCGGGCATCAACTGCGGCGATATCGGCCGGGTTAGGCGCCTGCTGGCCCACCCTGTTCGGGATACGCAGTTCTGAGAAAGCCCGCAATTCGTCCATCATGCGGTTCGCTGCGGGCGTCAGTTGGGCATCGATTGCCCGTCCCGCCTCGTCTAGAGCGGTCGAAATGCGATTATGGACGCCCTGCACAGAGTCGGCGCGAACAGCCGCATCGCTCTCGCCAGCTATTCCGTAAAGCCGGTCCTTCGTGGCGCGGGCTTCCTGCTCGCCCGCCCTGAGCCTAGCAATCAGAGTCTCGCCCATGTCTTGGGGCGACATATTGCCGACAGCGGCACGAGCCCGGTTCAAGGCGTCGCCTTCGACACCCGCAACCGCCTCATTCGCACCACGAACATTGCGCTCCCAATCGGCGAGCACGGCAGCGTCACTCTGCTGTGCTGCCGTCTTGGCCGCCATGCCCTCGCGCTCTGCGGCCGAACTGATGGTCTGCCCAATGTTGTGAGCCACATTCGGGCCACTGCCGCCGCCAAAGTCGGAGGCCACATTGCCAGCCGCTTCCTCGAGTTGCCCCGACAGCCGGGCCGTCGCCTTCGGGATCGCATCCCCGACAACGGGGATATTCCGAATAGCCTGCCCGGTGCGCTGGGCAATCATGCTATCGCTGGCAAGCGCTTGCGGGACTTCCACGGGATTGCCGCCGGCAGCGAGACGGTCAGCAGCTGCGGCGATTTCGTTCGGTGCACCAGGAGCAGCGGGCGCAACACGAGGCCCGCCACGGGTCGCAGCTGCCGCAAGCGCTGTATCAACGTCGCTCTTAGCGATCTCATACATCTTGGCCGGGTCGTCCTTGGCCGCGATATCTGGCGCGATGACGCCACCAGCCGCGTGCTCGAGATTTGCCATCGTATGACCGACGATGGACTTGACCGTGCCAGTTACCGGGGAAAGTGCGGCCTTGATCACGCCTAGCGGCGCCGTCGCAGTCTTCAGCATACCGGCGACTTGGCCTTCCTCGGCATGCGTCTTCGCCACGTCTGCGAGGCCGGCAACCTGCTTGACGCCGCCCATGAACTCGCGGCCGATCTCGTTCGGAATGTCCGTGATGGCGTCGGACCAATTAAAGCCGCCCTTGGCGTCCTTCTTTCCGCTCTTGAACGACTCGAATTCCTTCGGGTCGAATCCACCAGATGCCGGCGTGCTCGACGCCTTGAAGGACTCGAACTCTGCTGGATCGAAATCCATCAGTAGCCCTCTTCCTGCATTTTCTTGTATGCCGCCGCCTTGTCGCCGCCGTTCTCCTTCATGAGCTGGCTGAAGCGGTCAGGCGCCGGCGGCTTGGCCTTCTGTTCCCTGGCCTCGGACCTGCCCTGCGACTTCAGTTCGTCTTTCTGGCGCTGGATAGCGCGCTTGGTCACGCCGGCCTCGACCTTCAACTGCTGAAGCGCGGCCTCATAAGCCTCCGGGCTGTCAGCCGTGGAAATCAGCTTACGAGCATATGCGATGTCACCTTCACGGGTTTGTCCGCTCGGATTGATCGTGCGAGCATAATCCTTCGCAGCCGTATCGGTTGCGATCAGGAATTTCTTGAGCTTGGGGTCATTGACCTGCGTTTCGCCCTTCTGGATCAGTTCGGTCAAGGCCTTGAACTGCGTCCTGGGGACTTCCTTCGATGCCTCAAGCGCAATCGGCAGCGACTCCTCCATGGCCTTCTCGGCAACGCCGAAGTGCGCTGATTTCGTTCCCAGAGTCCTAGCCTCAGACGTTCTGCCAGCCTGTACCGCGATGTTGTTAAGGACGTCCGTCGCGTCCATGCCCTGCTCTTTTGCAAGCTCGGCTGCGCGCTGCTGGATCTTCAGGATATTCTCTGCGCCCTGGGCGCCGCGGCCGAGGCCGACAAGCGCTCGAGTATCACCCTGCAAACTGCGCTTGGCGAGGAAGTCTGCCGTCTCGTCATCAATGTTCGCAGCGGCTGATGCCTTGTTAGTGAACAGCGCGCCTTCCTGAGCCTTGTTCGGGATGATGACCGAACTGCCAGAGCCGATAACGGTCGGAACGTCTGCCTTGGCCTTGGCCTTCTCGGCTTCGACACGAGCCATATAGGCCGGATCTTGAGGTCCGCCGGCCAAGGGATGATAGGTGCCGTCCTCTCCCTTCTCGAAGCCCGTAGGCGTCTTGTCCTCTGCCAGAGAAAGACGTCGCTGAGCGAGCAAGTAATTCCTGTCCTGGTTCTTCTGATCTCGCCCAGCCTCTTCCTTCCGGAAACTCAGCGTGGGATCTTCCGTCTGCGCGATCATCTGCTTGAGCAGCAGAGGAGATGGGGTGTTGCGCCACTGAGAATAACCGCGATCGTCCAAAAGCCCCTTGGCGTGCAGTCGGTCTGCCGCTTCAGCCCAACGCTGAGGAAATTCTGGCGTATTGACGTAGGTTTGCAGGCCGCGCGCCTCCGAGCCGATCTCGAGCTGAGCCTGCTTGAACTGAGCCTGTCGGTTCTCGATGTCAGCCGCCTGAAGCAGAGCAGCTTGTTTGAGTGGAGTGGCTGGGTCAAACTGAGGGACTTGCGCCGCGAGGGTATTGTCAATGATCGCCATCAGTACAGCCCCCCCGTGTTGTTAAGGCTGAAGCCCGTGCCGCCGCCAGGCAGATAACCGCTATAACTCGACTTGCCCAACTGATTGTAGAGCGAGAGCGAGTTCAGTCCGCTATCGATGCCCTTGACCGTGCCGAGAATGCCAGAAGCATCGGCCGTACCGGCCGCCATAGTCGAGTTCGCGATGTTGTTCGCGGACGTACCAACCTGAGAGCCGACGCCGGTCCCGATCTGGCCGAGATACCCGCCGGCCTGGATACCCTGCCCCGAAAGGCCCGTAAGCCGTGTCAAATAGTTCTGCAGATTCTGCGTCGCGAGACCGGAGCCGTATTCGGTCACGGCGCGCATCTGGTTGCCACCGAGCACGCCGCCCTTCGCAGCCGCCGAATTATCGAGGGCATTGATACCTTCGGTCTTAGAAAACTGATAGTCAGGCGATTGCCGGAAGCGTTCAAGAGCCGATTGTCCAAGAGCGGGATCGGAGCCGTTCAGCCCGTAGAACGAGGCGAGCAGGTTTGTGGCACCCGTCCCGGTCTTGATGAACGGCGAAAGATTACCAGATGCAGTGTCATAGTTCTGCTTCTGATACTCCATTGCCTGCTGCTGGATGGCGGCGGCCTTGTTGGCTGCGGCCTCCTGGGCAGACGACGCCTTGTTCGCTCCATAGATCGATGCACCAGCCCCGAGAAGGCCAGCGCCGAGAATGGCAAGTCCAGTACCGATCATGAAGCCAAAATCCTGAGATGGGTGTTTTCACCGGGGACATACCCGCGGCGACGGTACAGCCGCGCAAATGCGGCGTTCCGCTCGCCCGACAGATTGGCGCCTATGAAAACCTTCGCGCCCTTCCGCCTCGCCTCAGCCTCAAGTTCGTCCAGAAGATCGCCACCAACACCCTTGCGGTGCTCGGGCTTGACCCACCAGAATATTTCCTGACCAATCAGGGTATTCGTGTTTGCATAGAACGGGAAAACCACGCAGGCAGCCATGCCAACGAGTTGTCCGTCTGCCTCAGCAACAAGCAACGACCCGCCGGACACGCCGCTGATGATCGCTATCAATGTTCCTGTAAACGAATGCTCGTCGAATGTCGTGAACGCATCGCTTCCCGAGTGATCGAAGAACGCCCGGCCCATCTCGATCAACTCGCCAAGATCGTTAGGCTCTGCCGCCCTAATTTCAGCTCTCATTTGAGCACAAAGCCCCCGGCACCGCTGTCAAGCGCGTCATTGTAAATCGCCAGGTAGAGCGACCCGGAAACCACGTCGCCAGAACCTGCCTGGGCAGACCCGCTTGTCTTGTACGCCTTCAATGTAGCCAGCGACCCGTCGCGGGGGACAACTGTCATTGTCACGCTGCCAGTTGACGTATTCGCTGCGACGAACGAAAAGACCTCATAGTCGGTATACTTCTCAATCAAGGGAGAAGCGCTAAGCGGAGTCAGTGTGACGACGTTCGTACCGCTCGCGTTGCATGGCGTGATGCGGTTCATCCCAACAATGAAGTTGTACCACTGGTTTAGGACTTGGATTCCATGATCGGTCAGGCACCCGGTCTGCACGTCAATGAACGGGAACAAGCCGTTCAGCTTCGGAATTGGGCTTCCGGTTGCCGCGGTCGATATCGTCATGCGCCAATATACCCGTCGCCATTGGCAGCGATGATTGTCCGCCTGACAGGATCGGAGCAGGTCAATTCAAAGACCCTCTCTCTCGCCTGTCCAAGCTTCAGCCAGCGCAACCTTGTCCGATTGGCGCCGATCGCACCCGCTGAACGCCACTTCTGCAAGCTGGTATAGGTGCGCCCTCCATCCCTGGATGTCCGAAGCATCCACTGCGGATCTGAACCCTGACCGCTCGTAATGCCGACTCCGGCTTCAATATCCATCTCGAGGCGCGAGATAAACACGCGCTTGCGGTCACTATGGATCGGAGGAGACGTGCAAAGCGCCTGCGTCGTCGTGCCAAACTCGGTATAGGTTGACGCGCTCAGATAGCCGATTTTGCCGGAGAAGGCGTCACCGATCAGCGTCTTGTCGTAGCAGTCAATCGCGCAATTCGCACGCCAGCGCCCCAGGGAACGCCCATTGATGTCCCACGACTCACGCTCATGCCAAAGGCTGGACGCAATATCCCATACGAACGTTTTATTCGCGGTCACCAGCTGGACAACAACGAACTTGTGACCAGCCCACGAATACGAGAAACAAAATGTGTCCGAAACCGTGCTGTAGCCTTGCCATTCAGCATCAATTGCCGGCGTGCTGATGCCAATCGGAGTAACACCATCCAAGCGGTAAAATCTGCGGTCATCTCCCTGGAAAAAGACCGTATTGTCTTCCTTTGCCGTTGCTCTCGGAGCAGCGAGACCGCGTTCAATCACAATGCCAGGGACGCGCTCGAGCGGCATGTTGGCCGCCCCAACGTCCTGCCAGGGCTCAATAGTGGCATCGCCCATAACAAGCAGGATCTGCTTGTTTAGAACAACCGCCTTAACATTGTCGGGCCGCGCCTCAGCGGAGGCAAACACCAGCGCATTATATGACGTGCCGTCGAGCAAATCTGACCCGAAGAACTTATTCGTGTTCTTCCAATCATAATAAAACCGCTGATCGAAGAACTGGACCGTCTCGGCGGCGTTAAAGTCTGTGTCGGAGATCAGAACAAACCCAAGCGTCGAGCTGTAGACGTAGCCGTTCGTCCCGTTGACGATGGAAAGCTGAGACCCGTTATCATCCATGGAAACAGGAGATGTGCCGGAGATCGATCCTCCGATGTCCGTAGCAACGCCGCCAGACGAAACGCTATAGAGCCGCTGCCCAGATACGACGTAGAGAACGCCTCCCATCTTGTGGAAGCCGCGAATTGGACCTACTCCGCAGGTCGCGAAATCCACAATGCCGGGATGACCGAATACAGCCACGTCCGTCTTTGCGTCTGGCGGCTGCCGCTCGGCGTACATATTGACGACGCGCTGAGCCGAGATCGGAAGCGACGGGCTCTTATACGAGTTCGTCGCGAACGGGATCTTCATCGGCCGTTATCAGGCACGAGCTGGAAGGAAATCAGCTCACGCTCCCACCAGTTTGCCTCAGCGAGGTACTGCGCGGCCCTGCGCTCGATCCTGGACCGCTTCGGCTCAGGGACATCATATTCATCCGCGAGTTCGTCGGCCAAATTCCACTCGATTGCCCTAATCCACTCCTGGGGAAGATCGGCGTCATCTCCAGCGGAATTGAAATCCTCGACGGGGCGAGCCGCCGTGATGCGGATCACCTCGTCAGTGTTGGCCGGCGTGGGCCACAGATAGAGGTATCCAGTCGTGTTAGTGCCGCCGCGGCGGTCGTAATAGAAGCTGTTCACGGCGCCCGTTGTCGCCTTGTTCGGCATCTCCTGGTATTCGATGCGGTCCATCTCCATCAGAGGGACATCGATACTCGTGAGGAGGTTATGCCGCCGGGCTGAAATGATTTTCAGCGGGCGAACAAGCTCGGTCTGATAGGCTATGACGGCGCTGCCATCCGACGCGGAGTCGGTCAGCGTAGCAACGAGGTTAATGGTCGATCCGGATGGAGTCCCGCTCACCGTTGTCCACTGGAACGTGCCGTCATCAAGCTGAATGCCGATATTGTAGCCATCGCCAATCCCGGTAATATCGTCAACCAGGATAGAGGACGCGCCAAGCGCAGCATCCGCGGAAAGCGTCGTCTCCTCGTCAACCGCAGCCGCATGATCGCTGTCGGTCGTGTCCCCGAGGGTGTACCGTGCCTGCCCCGTTTGGGGGAACACAACCGCTTCCTGGGTCGTCCAGATCTGAATGCCGCTGCCCTGCCAGTGCTTGATCATGGCATTGAGCGCATCGGACGCCTCGTCAACCGACGCACTGTCAGGCGTTTCGCCCTGTTCGAAGACGTTGATCTTCCTCAGCGCCGACGCAATCAGTTGATCGCGATTACGCGAGAAGGTGGTTGTTCCTGATGTGGTCATGCTTCAAGCGTCAGGTAAGAGCCATTTTCAGTTTCGAGCGGAACGCCAGCTTCAGTCTCTATCTGCTCAAACGGGCCAACATAGGTCATTGATGGCTCGGGTCTTGGGTTCGGGACGTTCTGAACATCCTTCCGGCCCCTCACAAAATCCTGCGGATGCCGCGTTTCCCAATCAGCCTTGCAAACGAACAGGCCATCCCATGTCCGCATGGTTTGGCTCGCTCGGTATCTGAAGCCGCACCTGTCGCAAATGCGCCAGAAGTCCCCGGAGCGATAACTAGGGCCGGCCATTAAGCAATCCTGATGACGGAAATGGTGCTGTCCTTGGAATTGCCAGAATTGTTAAAGGCGATGGCCCCCGACGTGCTCGCGCTGTCGCGAACAGAAATTCTGATGTTGGCGGCTGGGGATGAGATGTACCCGCTGAGCGAAATGCAGACTGGGTTGTTAGCCCCCGTTGAAGTGATACGGGCTGAAGCTATCACCGTTGTGCCGTCCCAGAGCTTGGCAATGAAGGCAGCAGCAGCGGTTGTATCGACACATGTTACTGTCCCTGACGCAAACCAAGTTCCAGAAGTGCCCTGAGCAACACTCGGCCCGTCGAAATAGTTGGCCGTGTTGTTGAGAGCGACATCCGCGCCCAGCGAGTTAGTCAACTGCGAATGGGTCGCAGTCCCGCCTAGCGCGGTCGAAACACCATTGATCGTGATCGCTGAGTTCGTCAGCGACGAATTACCGATGTTTGAAAGCGTGTTTGAGGCGCCGCTGATCGTCTTGTTCGTCAGGGTATCGGTCGTCGCCCTGCCAACGTAGGTATCCGTCCCCTGGAAAGTAATCGTCGTGGAATCAGTCCCGGCAAGCGTCAGCGTGTTGCTGGCCGTCAGCGTCTTTGCAGCCGCAATCGTCAGAACGCCAGTGCCGGCGGTCCAGGTGTTGCCGTTGTATGTGGACGTGGTGATCGTCGCGCCGCTGATGGACGGTCCCGTCCCGAGGACGTTGCTACCAGTGCCCGTGTTGGCGCTGATGGTCGTCCCGTTGATCTTGAACACGTTGCCGGCGCCGGCCGTGTCAAAGGTCTTGTTCGTCAGCGTATCGGTCGAGTCGCGATTAACGACTGTCCCGGAGCCTTGGAGCGTCAGCGAACTCGCCGTCCCGCCGAGGGTGACGGAAACGTTTGATGTGAGGGTGGCGCCGCTGGCGATGCTGAGCGTGCCGCCGCCCGTATTCGAGATGGTCAGCGCGTTTACCGAGGTCGCCGTGGCAGCGCCCAGCGTCGGCGTCACCAGTGTCGGCGAGGTCGCGAATACAGCCGCGCCGGTCCCGGTCTCGTCCGTCAGCGCAGCACGAAGGTTCGCACTGCTTGGCGTGGCAAGAAACGTCGCAATCCCGCTCCCGTAAGAGGTCTGGACATAGGTCAAGACCTGGGAGAAGGAATAGCGATAGTTCAAGCCGCCAAGCCGCGCGGGAACCTCTTCCGTGCCCGTGATCGCCGGGCCGGCCGTGAGATCGCTGATCTTGGTCATTATGGACTACGGGCTCGCAACGAAGGAGATTTTATCGCCTGCGCCAAAGTTGACTTCGATGTGGTAGGGCTGGTCAGCAGCGAATGGCATATGGCTTGTGGTGGCGACTGGTGCCTGACCGATGTCCCACGCGAATCTGGTGTTGGCGACAAACAGAATGTAGCGCGTGGTCGCAGCAAAGGCCGCCGACTCAGCGTGACCAGTGGTGAAGTCGATTGGCGTTTGCTTGACGACGCGGGACGACCACTTCGCCATCACACCGTTTTTCTGCGACGGCAGATCGGCGAATTCGTAGACTACGGCGGTATTTGCCATCTTCGATCCTCAGAAAAGAGAAAGACGGGGCCGAAGCCCCGCCAGGTTGTTGATGGCTCTTAGGAGTCGGCAGCCGGGATCAGGAAGCCAGAGGCGCCGACCGCGCCGGTCACGAGGTTATTGAAGGCCGAGAGGCCAACAGTAGTCGTGAACAGCTTGTCCGAGGTCGTGGTGAGGGTCTGCACTTTGTTGTCGTAAACAAAGCCGGTCGAGGTCGTGCCGCCGACGTTGATCAACGAGCCGTTCGCGGTTGCGGTCTGAGCGGTGTAGACCTTGTTGCCGCCGCAATCGAGGTTTGTGAGAACGCCGGCCGTCACCACAACCTGAGCCGCGTCCGCAGTACGCGCCAGCTTGATCGTGTTATTCTTCATCACCAACCCGTCAATATCGTTCGCGGTCAGGACGAAGGCATTGACCGAGGTCGTGCCGAGGCCCTTCCAATAGCTGTTGATGATCGTCAGGCCGTCCGCGGTATTTGCCGCGCCGGTCGATTTCACCATATTCAGGAAGTTGAGGATCGACGAGGTGTCGCGGACTTCCACGTCCTGAAGGGTGAAGTTCTTGGCGGTCGAGAGGGTGAACGCCGCCGCGATCGAGAGGAAGTTGCCGACGATCTGGACGTTCTGGAAACTGACATCGGCCGCCGAGACGTTGATGGTCGCGGTGTTTGCGGTGTCAATCGTCCACTTCGGACGGCTGGTGCCGGTGCCAAGGCCGACGACGGCGACACCCGCAACGCTCATGGTGAGCGCGGTTGCGCTCGAGATCGTTTCAGCGTGGCCGGGCTTGACAAAGATCACATCTCCGCGGCCGGCAACGCACTGGGCAACGGCGCCAGCGAGGGTCGCAAACGGGGAATTGAAGTCGCCGCGGTTGGCGTCAGAACCGCCGCGCTGACCGGGCAGAAGGCCGGTCGTATTGTTCGACAGCCAAAACGCCTTGCCGGGATAGGTCTGAGAAAGCGGAACGCCGCGGATCATGACTCCCGTGGGGAAGCCATTCGGGTAGCTGGACATAACCATAGAAGATTCTCCCAATCGACCCCTTTGGGCCTTGGTGAAGGATTAAACCGATGGTGAGAAAGGAAAGCAGGGGCCGAAGCCCCTGCCCTAGATCGTCTTAGGCGCCCGCCGAGCCGTACAAGCCGCGGGGGTCAGTCCAGCCAACCGACAGACGGAAGGTGCACTTGGCCTTGGCGTTCTCAGTGTCGAAGTCGTTGTCCTGGGTAAATGCCAGGGCGCGACGCTCGAACAGCTGGAGGCCATAGGGCGCATCCGTGCGGATGAACCAGGCGTCGGTATCGGTCAGGTAGTGATTGACCGAGTAGTCCAGCATACCCTTGAGGGCATTGACGGCGTTGTTCGCCGTGTCGTTCTGCTGGTCCGACTTCAGGATGCGCTTCGCATTGAACATGTCGCTCGAGGAGACGATGAGCTTCATGGCGCGGAGGTTGATGATGTGGCCGCGATCGTTCTGAGCCTGAGCGATTGCGATCATCATGTCTTCAAGCGCGGCTTCCGACAGATCGGCGTCGGTCGAGAGCTTGTTGGCCCAGGAGCCGGCGGTTGACGGGTGGTCCGTCGCCAGCAAAGTCTTGCCGTCGCCGCCAGTATACGAGGAGTTGAACGCGCGATTGTAGACGTTCGCGACGATGTTCTCCTTGGTCTGACGGGCAGAGAAGGCAAGGCGCTTGATGCGCTTCTTGGAGACGACCTCATAGAGGTTGTCTTCCATCTCTTCCTGGGTCACGATGTAGCCGAGGCCCCACACCGTATGGGTGTAGCGCTTGGTAAAGCCCTGGGTCTCGGAGTCATAGCTGACACCCGAACCTTCCGGCTTGACCGGCAGCTGGCCGAAGCCAGTGACGAGCGTGTCTTCCTCGTAGTTCTTCGAGGACTTCTGGACCTCAACGAGGTCGCGCCACTCTTCCTTGTACTCCCCATAGGTCGTACCGAAGAATGCGTGCATCCCAGGCCATAGGGCTTTCGGATGGTTACCAGTGGTAATGGTTCCAGCGGGCATTGGTCATGTTCTCCTTTACACGCCGGCGATCTGGTTGGCGTACTGATGGCGGTTGATCTTGACGATCCACTTCGCGCTCGCGCCAACAGCGTTGTTCTGCTTGTTGGCGAGGCCAACAATCTTCAGATCCAGCGTGTTGGTCGTGGCTTCCGTGGAGTTGTCGAGAGTCGTGCCGGAGAGGCCCGTGGTGGTCGATGCCGCGGCCACAACGAAGTTGGCGTTGAGACCAATGTCGTTGGCGGTGAACGCAGTACCGCCGGCCGATTCCTGCATCTCGAACAGCATCTGAGGATCGTCACAGACAGCGATGATGCGCTGCGTGGACGCCTCACGATAGATGTTCGAGTCACGGGTCACCGGAATGGCGCCAGTGCAAACACCAACGATAACGTCGCCGGTCGCAGCGCGAGCCACGTCCGGATAAGTTACGTCGTTGATGGTCTGGGAGGTGCCGACCAGCTTGACGAAATCGCCAATGCCGATCAGCGTGGCGTCCGAAGACGGCACGGAGTAGAGGTTGACATTGCCCTCATAGGGACCAGTCAACGACCGCACGGGGACCGCCCCGTTCGGAGTGTTCGGGTTAGCCATTTAAGGCTCCTTTTGATGAAAAGTTGGGGTGAATGGCCCTACTTTCCCGAGACGATATTCCGCCCTTCACGACCTGGACGGCCGCCGGGAACGTATGCCTCTGATCCACTAAGGGCTTCCGAGCCCGAAACCTTGCCGGCGCGCAGCTCTTCATCCCGCGCATCAAGCAATTTCTGCTCTTCGGCCTTATCTGCCTCATAAAACTTGCGCGGCTTGCGCAGCAGGACGGCTTCTTCGCCCTCACTACGGTCCACGGTTCGCTTGACGACAGTCCCCTCCGATGTTCCGGCATCAATCGCGCCGTCGTCCGAGGAAACAATGTCGTAATCGTCCATTTGCGTGAGCTGTTTCACGCGGCCGGGCCGGTTATTCACCCAGCGGTAAACGAAATTCGGATCTTTGGCCTGCTCGGGCACAAAGAGCTTGAGGTTTCGTTCAGCGCCCGTGCCGGTACGGCGACGGCGCTCGACTTTCACCTCATCTTCACGACGGGGGCGGCCAGGACCGCGCTTGATTTCAAGGTCGGTCATGGCTCAGCTCTCCAGATACTGCGCTGCGTAACGTTCGCGCGCCTTTGCAAGGTCTTTCTCGGCGGTCTCGCCCTTTTCCAGGAACAAGCCGTCTTCCTTGATGAACTTGTCGCACTGGGCCTTGGCATCGGCCGGTAGCTGCGAATATTTCGAACGGCCACCTGATCCGCCAGAACGTGAGCCGCCCTCTACGCGGGACGCGCGAGGCTTCTCGTCTTCCTCCGGCTCCTCCTCTTCCGCCGCCGCAAACTTCTCTGGGTAACGCTTTGCAACATATTTGCGCGTCTCCTCGAGGTTTTCAGCCAGCGTCAGGCCCGGTTTATCCTTCAGGAGCTTGCCATGGTACGTATTGGCAACCGCCTGCATCTCGGCGTCGGTCGAGTACCAGTTATTGTCGGCGATCCATGCGCCAATGGTGTCCTGGACTTCCTTGGGCAGCGCGCCGTTGACGTCCTTCTTAGCCTCCTCCTTTTTCTCTTCCTTGATCTCGGAGGCTTCGTCGAACTTCTTAAGGTCTTCACGCTCTGCCTGGCGCAGCTTGCGAACCTGCTCCTTGTCACCGACTTCGGTAGCGGCTTCGATAGCTGCGGAATACTTGTCCTCGAGCTGCTGACGCTGGCGATCCAGCGCAACCTTGGACATCTGCGCCATCTTGGCGACGGTCTTGGAGGTCTCCTCCTTGAACGACTTCAGATCGGCGCGGGCTTCGTTAAGCTCGTCCTTGAGCTTCTTGTTCTCGGCGCGCATGATCGGGATGACCGTCTCGGCGCGTTCGAGATATTCCTTGGCCTTGACAAACC